TCACGCGGCCACAGGAGAGGCGGCGGGCGCCGCACCTCCGGGCAGCGACGACGGAGGCGCCGGCCATACCTGATACACGCATCCACCTTCGGTCGTCTGCATGACGAGCCGCTGCTCGGTCGACGTGATGACATGGAAGTCCATCATGGCACCTGCTTATCGGATGCGACCTTCACTGCGTCGTAGGCGGCAGTGCAGGCCCGCAGGCCAACAATGGCGTCGTTCCGGGTCTGCCGCAGCCATTCAAGATCTGCTGCAACTCGTCCGTCGAGACTTGCGGTTGCTGGGCCGCTTGCCGGATCCAGGGCGGCAGCGGGCGCACTTTGATCGTGTCGGTTCGGAGCAGCGTGGCAGGCCCCGGTAATGGCGACTGACAGCCGGCGACGGCCAGCAGCAAGGTCAGACTGCAGAGCAGCCGAGTTCGCTTGTTCATGGTTGAGCTCCGCTTGAAGTTTGGCGAGACTGTTCATTGCGCCGTCGAGATTGGCCTGGGCATTGCGGACACGAGCGTTTGCGTCGTCGAGTGCTGCCCTTGCCTGCCAATCGCGCTCGACGTCGATTTTGTCGCGCCGCGCCGCCTCCATGGCGATGCCGATATCGATCAGATGTCCGCGATACCAGAGGGCGGTGCCGGCCGACAGCAAACAAAGCGCCGTAATGGCTGCCCAGCGTGGAATGCCGAGACGCAGGAGGATGGCGGCGATCACGAGACAGCCCAGTGCTCGGGCCAGTCCGGAAGATCGACCGTCTGCCCCGCCAATGCGTGCTGGCTGTCGGTCAAGAACTGGATCCGGCCGTCGGTGACAAACGAATGGCAAAGCGGCGCATCATTGGCGCCGCGACCCATGTTGACGCCGACGGATGGCGTGAACGTCGGGCGCTCAGCATCACCGTTATAGCCCCATGCGCCAGGCCCTTTCACCCCGACAGCGTGCGGTCGTTCGCAACCCGGGCAGAAGAACAGCGTGTAGCCGCTTTCGCCCATCCACAATTTCGAACTGACTTTTTTCATTTCACTCCTTTCATGCAGAGATCCCGCTCCCGCTGCCGGCGCTTGGTTAAGCCTGCAACTTCCTGGCCGCCTGCACGATTCCACATCAACAGCGCATCGCACGCGCCGATCATGTCGCCCGCGTTCGCGCGCCGGGCCATACTAGATCGGCAGAACGCCGGCACGCCGATGTTGAATGCTGCGTCGATGAAGGCCACCTTCTGTCCATCCGTGAGGCGGCCCATCGGCACGCACTTCGCGATGCCGGCGGCGTGCCGCTCCAGGTCGCGGTCCAGCTGGGCGTCGCACTCGGCTGGGGCGTATGTCTTGCCCGCGCGAGCGTTCTCGGTCGCGCCGTCGCAGTACGTCAGTACGCCGCCGATGTCGCGGTAGGTCTTGAGTACCCTGCCCTCTTGCACCGGCGTGAACGCCAGCAGCGCGGCCGCGGCGACGGCCCCAACAATGGCCAGCAAGCCGCGCCGCGGCGTTTTGATCTGTTCGGCCGCCACGTCAGACACCCCCGACTTTCTTCGTCAGCAGCGCTTCGACCTGCAGCCAGCCGCGGCACACCTGCAGCCCTACCTTGACGCCGACGATAGCCAGGCCCACGTAGCGGAAGGTATTAGCGCCCAGGTGCGGCGCCAGGACGGGCATCCAGCCCTCGATCGTGGCGATGATCTGATCGGCGAACGGGTACAGGACCAGCAGCACCGCCCAGACGTATTTGCCTGCCAGCTGTAGGCTTGCCTTGACCCGGGCCATCATTGCTTGAGCCCCAGTTGCGCATTAAGCGCGCGCTCTTCGCGGCGATCCTTGCGGGCCATGTAGACAACGTTCGCGGCGCACGTCACCAGAGCGGTGACGATGCCGAAGATGATGCCCCACTGGGGCAGGGTCAAGGACGCGACGATCGCGACGGCGGCGCCGGCGTAGCTGCCAGCTTCGGGCGCGGTTACTTGGGTCATGTTTGCCTTTCGATGGGCGTTAAAAAACCCGCCGGAGCGGGTTGAGCGAGGAACGTGAGGGCGGCGTGCAGCGTCCCGGGATCGAAGCGTGCTGGATCGGGCATGCCCAGCGCCGCGGCAACCGCTTCGCTGCAGAACCACTTCCGTTTGTCGTCACCGACAGGCGAGAACACGAAGTGCACGTTGCCGAGCAGGTCGTATGCGTCCCATTCGTGGGCGTCGAACCACTGGAGCGCCGGCAGCGCAAGATGATCAGGCAGGTCAATGAAGTCCCAGAGCGCCGGGTCGAACGTGAACCACTTGAACCGCACGCCGCCGTCCATGTACGATGCGGACGCCGCCTGGCTGTCGCCGCCCGGACCGCCGTCGAAGAAGATCAGCTCAACGTGCGAATATGGGCTGCGCGTCCACCAACGCACCAGACGGTTGTAGATGCCCGGCACCCCGGCATGCGTGCCCTTGTAGAAGGCGGCCCGCATCACAGCCCCGCCGCGGTGACGAACAACGCGTCCAGCTTGTCAGCGTCGAGGCCAACCGCCATCCCGATTTCGATGACGAGTGGTCGCGCGCGCTCGAATTCGAGCGAGTCCTCCCATTCGATCTGGGCCAGTCGCATCTTCTGGTTGCCTTCCGGCGTGCCGTCGTCCAGCTGCGCGATCGCCTCCGGCACGTCGTCGAGCAGGCCGGCCAGCAGCAGCGCTTGGCGAGCTTGGCGCCGCGTCACTCTGGACGGAATCGGCGCCGGAGGTGGTGGCGCGGGCGGCAGCGGCTCGATGCCGTCGCGCGCCTCGTTGGCGCGGTAGCGCACCCAGTCAGCAGATGCTGCGTCATCGACCACGATCATTCGCGCAACGTGCTCTTCGGGTGGGACCTGGAGATAACAGCCGTCAAGCGTCCCGTCGTCCAGGTATGTGACATAGCGAATGACCGGCACTTCAGGAGTTTCAATGATTTCGTCCATTAGGCTACCTTGATGAATTCAACTTCGGTGAAGACCTCAACCTGCCCAGATACCCCGGTGCCGACACCAAGATCCGTGCTGTTCGTTCCGATCGCTGTGTAATGGCGAACCTCAAACTGCGTACTCGTGCCCAGCACAAGGCGGCCGCTGAATTCGGAGTCTGAGGACGATCCGCCACTGCTGCTATGCGCGGAGCTTCCTAGCAGTGCCAGGGATCCTGAGGTGACGTTCCATAAGAACGCCCGATGTGTACCTACTGCATAGGCCGGCGCCCGCCCGCGCACGTCATATGTTCCGGCCGGCACCGTTACCCGGTTGCTTGCCAGGGCTACGCCGCTCGGGATCGTGTTTTGATCCGTCGTGTTTAGTGTACGAACCTGCGCAGTCGAGTTGCCAGTCGATACTCCGCCAGAGGTGCTCGTGGCTTTGCGATCGCTGAATTTGGCGGACAGGGGAACGTAGGCTGTTCCTGCTGGCCCCATGTCACCGTTGCGCGTGTACTGGACTGTCACGGGATCGGACGCGCTAAATGGCGAGGGGGTCGATTGCGTGACGCACGTGACGTTGAATGCTCGGTAGCCAGACACGGTTGTCCGGCCATTGACAGCGAACACGGCCCATTTCGTCGGGTCGGATGCTTTGCGCATCAAGAGATAACCCTTGACCGTGCTCGACGATGCGTCGAACTGGTCGAGGATGCCCGTGTAATCCGAACCGTCGGATCCGAGTACGTCCATGTAGATCGCAGTGGTCGCCGCGGCCGTGGATGCGGACATGCGAATCTTGCCGGAGCCCGGATCAGCATTCGTCGTTGCGGTGTCGAACGTGTACTGAACACCCATGGCGCCGCCCGCTGCGACGATGTTCATGCCTGCGAGTGTCGAATTGACTTGCGCTCCCCATACGGGGAAATTCGTCATCAGATATGCCACCGCGGCATTAAACGCGGGTTCGTCCATCGTTCGCGCCGGCAGCAGCGATGGATCGAGCAGTGTTGTGATGGCCATTAAACAGTTCCTTGGATTTGCAGACTCATTGCCGACCTGGTCGGGTATTGAATGACGTTCTTGAAGCTGGTGTAGGTCCCGAAGAGACAGGCTGAACCATAGGCCGCCGCGCCGATCCAGGCCACAGGCTTTTGCCGGTACCCCTCCAGCGATTCGATGACGCTGTCGATCAACTCGTTGTCGAGGACGAGGTCGACGTCCATCACCTTCGCGAAGTTGCGCTTCACGACATTGCTCGTGCCATCGAAATTGAAGTTGACGGTCGAGTAGTCCTTGATCTCACGTGACAGGCCGTATTGCGACAGCCCGACGTCGACCAGCGGGCCTACTACGCACATGCCGCATTTAGACGTACCTGCCGGCTTCTTTAGCAAGATGGTCACGAGGCCGGTGTAATACGGAGGCAGCAGAACCGAGACCGCATACGACTTCTTCCGGATGCGCTTGAAACACCAGTTGTAGAACGAGCTTCCCGTGTCCGATATGATCAGGTCTTGGGTTTCCTGATACACCACCCCATCCGTCGGGTCGTAGCATGAGATGCGCACTTCGCTAGCGTCGGCGTTGCCGACATAGACGCCCTGAGCAAGCGCCTGCGGAGATAGGACGATGAGAATCTCTTCAGGATTACTCGTTTGCGTGTTGTTGTAGCTGTCGAGCATCATCCAGCGATTGACGACCGTTTTGAGCGGTACCCACTTGCTGGTGTCGGTCAGCGCATTACCAATATTCCCAGCAACAAGAGATTGGTACATCCCGTACGTCGCCGGGTCGTATACCTGTGCGTCTTTGGCATATGTCGCTGAGCCGCTGTACGGCGCCTCGGTGATCGGCACATTCGAATAAACGAGCCCAGAACCGGATCCGAGTACATCCGCTGCCCGAGTAACTGGGACTGTTGTAGTCGGGATGTAGCTTGTCGCCCGATCCATCTCGATCTGCACGCGAGTTGCCTGGATCGAGTCGCCAATCGTCGTCGACGTCGTGCCACCCGGGTAGAGCAACAACGCGCCCGTCCCATTACTCGAGTACGTACGCTTAATTTCCAGAACGGTGTCGCCTACAGGCGACAGCTGCGCCAGGTTGAATGCTCCACCCACGAGCTGCGTGACAGTGCCCGGCCCAGACACGATTCGAGCCTGGGCGTCTCCCGAGTTGCCGAAGGAAGCATCGACGGTGTCGTACAAGCCCACCGTGGCGTTGGCGGATGAGTCGCCGCGCAACGCGATCGTCAGCACTACCGTTTGGCCGCCCGTCACGGCGCCAAAGTTAAACGTCAGTTGCTCGAATGCCGTACTCAGGGTTTTCGAAATACGCTGGTACGGCCGGCCGAAGTACGTCTTTCCCGACGCCGCGACCGACGCAGTGCCAACCCAGCCTGTCGTCAGTGTGTCCGACGCGGTGGCAAGATTCGTCGCCGCTGGCTCGACGACAGCATACGGCGCCTTCGTCAAGTCGGTAGGATCATATGAAATTGCGAACGCGCCGGCCGCTACCTGCACCAGCGCGCCAGATTTGTCGAACACCCATTTGGGCGACGGCCGCGAGATCGCGACGTCGCCCAGGGCAACCGGGTCGATTATCATCATTGTGGTTTAGCTCGCTACCTTTGTTTGAATCGACTCGCCGCCATAAATCACTTTCGTGAGCAGATCCACAGTGGCCTGCAACTGCTTCACCTGCGCGACGTTCTCGGCGCTGTTGTTTGTTCGCAGCTGCGCGAGCTCCAGTCGCACTGCCTTGAGCTCGGCCAGTAGTGCATCGTTATTGCTCGACGGCCGGCTTAACGCCTCGAAAAGAGCGCGGGTGCTGTGGATGCGGGACGGGCCCGTGGCCTCAATTTCAGGCCCGACCTCACCCACCAAGCGCACACCGCCACCAAAATCGCCGCCTCCGGCAAAGCCTGGTACACCTTTCAACTTCTTGTACTCGGCGCTGTCTTCGATAAAGGCACGAATCTGCGAGAGCGACATCCCGCTAGTGACCGCCTGCTGCCAATAAGCCAAGCCTGCGGCGTCAGGCGCACGTCCCAGCAGCTGCATGTAGGCTTGGCTGATGCCCGATGTCGCGGTGACGTATGGGTTCGCCTGCGCAGAGCCGAGCGAAGTCTGCAAGCCGGCCATGGCCTGCGCGAGCGACAGCGTTGCGACCGACTGGCCATTAATCGCGTCGATCTGCGCCTGGCCGTTCGCCACGATGGCATCAAGACGATCGAGCTGGCTCTGCGCCGCCTGCAGCGCTTTTTGTTCCACCGACAACTGGTCGTCCGTGAGGTCGCCCAGCTGCGCGATGTCGTTCTGCGTCTGGTACAGGTCACGCAGGTAATCCGCGTACGACGAGAACTGGCCCGACGCATCCTGCGAGACAGCACTCAGCGCGTCTTTCAGATCATCTGCGTTCGGGAATACCCCACCAGCCTTGGCGATCGCCAGCGCCGCGCGGATTTGTGCCTGGCCGACAGCACGCTCGACCAACTTCTGGTCCGGAGACTTGAGGCTGTCCAGTGTGCTGTGGAGCGATTGCGACAGCGACTGCAGCTTGGACACCGCCGCCGTGTGCGCATTGACGACGGTTTGCACCGCCGCTTTCTCGCGCTCGACCACCTTCTGCAGCACCGAGAACGCGCCGTCGACATCGCCAAGCAAGGTGCTCGCTGCGTCCTTCTCGGCCTGGAGGGCCGCGACCCGGTCGTACAACGCCAGGTTGACGGCTTTGATTTTCTCTCGCTCCTTTTCGTGCAGCTCGGCCGACGTCATCGTCAACTCGTCCAGCTTTTCCTGCAGCGACGTCCGCTCGTCCAGCGCATCCTTTTCCGCATCGATAACAGACTTGAGCGCCGGCGCGATCGTCATCAGTGTGGCGTACGCCTGCGCACCCGCTTCCGTCGTCGTGTCGAGACTGACCACGAAGTCGCGGAATGCCTGTGCTGCGTTTTCTCCGGCAGACGACAGGCCATACTGTGCGAGCGTCGGATCGATTCGCTTCCTCAGCGCCGCGGCCTGCTCCTGCTCGCTGAAGAAGTTCGTCAGAAAGTACTCGCCCTGACTGGTGAATTTCTCCAGCCCGCCGGCCAGCTGTACCAGCCGATCGCGCGCCTCGATCGACGCGAGACCGATGGCACCGAACGCCTTGCCGAACGACTGGAACACGACGTCGACGGTTTGGTACTCGACCGCGAGACGAGTCAATGTCTCCAAGTAGCCCTCGCCGACCTGCTGGAACTGCTGCAGGCCGCCGACCGCGAACGTCGCCATCTGGTCGCCCAGCTTGGAGAACACCGACTCGAGAGTCTTTTGAAGGTCGTCACCCTTCAGGTCCTTCAGGCTTACCTGACCGATGTCCACCACGAAACTGTTTAGCTTCGCGGTAAATTCATCGCCAGCCAGCCCCAAGGCCATGCCGTCTTGCTTCACGGTTTCTGCTAGGGATTTGATGATCGCCGTGAACTGGGCATTCGCTTCGTCTCCGAGCGGAGCCGTTTTGATCTCGTTGCTATCGCCGCGGAACCAGCCCCCCGACGTGGTGATGTCGGCGTACGAGTTGGCGTGTACGCCGCCGGCCAGGATCGACGCCAGCGACGACCGATCCAGCGTAATGCCCGAGTCGTCAATGCTCTGCTTTCCCCCAAAGATGGCCGTCGTAATTTTGCCGACTAACGGGCTTCTGCTAGCCAAATACCCGATGATTGCTCCGGCCACCATTCCCATCGGGCCACCAACGGCTCCCATCGAAGTGAAAGCCGACAGGCCCGCGCCCGCCATGCCGCCGACCGCCGACCCGCCCATGGTAAGCATCGCGCGGGACACATTGGTCATTGCCCCGTTCGTAACGTTCAGGCCCGGCACGCTTGGATTAGCAACACCCGTGCTCTGCAGCAGCTGGCTCGCGAAACTGGCAATATTGCTATCGATGCTGCGCAGCGTCGCCAGCATGCTGTTGTTGACGGAGAGACCCTGATACGTATTTTTTTCGACCAGGTCGAGCGCGTTCTTGATCGACTCCGACTTCGCATCGCTGTCGCCCAGGACGGAGCCGGTGCCCTGCGCGGCCTGACGCTGCTGCGCAAGACTGACACCGCTTCCACCCCCAGATACCGCAAACCCTAGGCCAACCATGACTGCCGCCATTGCAGCCATGCGTGCCCAAGCGGTGTAAGGATCACCTCCGGCTTGGTTGGCAACCCCGGCCGCCGCGTTTGCCATGCCTTTAGCCTGAGCCGCGGCGACTTCCGGAGCGACGCTGGCAACTGCAGCCTGAGTTTCGGCCTGTTTGCCAGCAACAACAGCCGCGGTGTACGTGCCCACGAGTCCCAACTTCTGAGCCATGTTGGACAAAGCCATGGCCATTTCGAACGCCCGGAAGGTTTTCTCGACCCCTTCCATCGCCCGGTACCCGGCGGTATTCTCCTTGAAGAAGCCCTTTGCCGCAGCGCCCATGTCGCCATACGACTTGATCTGCGCTTGGGCCGATGCCTCGGCCGCCATGGCGTTGGCGTGCTGGATCTTCGCCTGGTCGCCGTGCGCATCCTTGGTCGCTGCGGCGAGCTGAGCGGCGATAGCAGCCTGGCTGCGCTCGTAGCCGCTCAGCGCAGTCGTCATGCTACCGATCGCAGCGCCGACACTACCGAATGCGCTGGCCATACCTTGCGCGGCCGACTGGGTCGCAGCGTCGAGCGCGGACATCACGTCGACCATCATGTGCAGCTGCTCGAGGTTACTGTCGTAAAGTTCCTGCTTCGCCGCACCGTCAACAATAGCCGCAGCGCGCTCGCGAATCGCCTTGGCCTCTTCACGGATTCGCTCGGCCCGCTCGCCGGTGAGATCCAGGCCCTCTGCAGTGATCGATTCGGCGTCCTTCCGCGCGGCTGCTTCTTCCAAACGTGTCGCAGTTAGGCCGGCGATCTGCTTTGCCGTCAGGCCGATCTGCTCGTTCTGATCGATCTGGGCCTGAGTCTGCTGTTTGAGACTCGCAAGTTCCGCCTGCTCCGACTCGATCAGGTCGGCGGAATTGTTCACGGCCTGGCGATAGCGCTGCTGTTCAAGCACGAAGAGGTCGTTGCCCCGCTTTAGCTCACGCGCATCGACGTCGCGGCCGATCTGGTCGATCTGCCCCTGCAGCTCCTTCACTTTGGCCAGGTTGTCGATTTTCCCGCTTTGCAGCTTCTTTTCTGCCTCCAGCGCGTCCCTCTGGTCGCGTAGCGCTTTCAGGTCGCTATCGGCACCCTTGTTGATGGCCTCTTCGTCGTTCAGCTGGCCAGTACGCTTCAGGAAGTCGATCTGCAGCTGAGCCTGCTGGTTGTCGAACGTGCGTGCTGCCGCTTGCCGCTGCAGTGCAGACGTCTGCAAATCGATCTGCTTCACGGCGTTCTTGTAGACGGTCGAGTTCTCGCGCGCGTCCTTATTGACCTGGGCAACGTAGCGGTTGTACTCGGCCTGGCTGATCGCCCCGGTATCGAGCGAGGTCTTAAGCTTCGTCAGCTCACCTGCCGTCTGTGCGTTCACGCCGTTCAGGCGATTGCGCAAGTCGAGTGTGTCGCTGAGGGCCTTGTCGCGCTTCTGCTCGTCAGTCAGCACGAGCTGGAATTGAGCGAGCCGGTCGGTTGTATTCTTCTTCAGGTTGGCCGTCTCGGCGTCCTGGGCGCCTTGCGCTTTCTGCGCGGCACCGAGAATTGCTTCGCTTTTCGCATCGACTGCTTTGCGCTCCTGCTCGGCCTCTGCTACACGGGTCCGGCCGATTTCTTGGACCGCTTTCAACGAGGATCCGTCGACTAAGCCCTTCATGCCGCCACTGAACAGCGTGACGGCTTGCGCGGCGAACGCGCCGATGTCCTTACCGATCGTCTGGAAGACGTAAGCGATGTTCGTCCCCACCACTGCCAGCGCTTCGAATGTGGTCGTCAGAATCGCGTGCACGCCGGTCGCTTCTTTCACGGCCTGCCCTTCCTTGCCGGCAGCGCCGCCGACGGCGTCGAGAATCGCGCTCAGATCCTGCAGCGCGCCGCTGACCGCCAACACGCCGGAGAGCATGGCTTCACCGATCCCGTTCGAGGCAATCGTACGGAGGACGCTCCGCCAGGTATCGCCAAGGTTGCTGATCGCGCCGTCGAGCGTCGCCGCGCGCAACTCCATGCCGCCGCCGAAGTCCGTCTCGCCGATCTTGCGCAGGTAATCCTGGATCTCCTTCGCGTTGTTCCCGATGTTGGCTGTCATGCCCTTGAACGTCAGGGCGACACGATCACCGTTCTGCTTCGCGGTGATGCCAAACTCTTTCAAACGCTCGAATTCGCCGGTGGCGGCGTCGGCCACCGCCTCGACCATCTGGTTGAGCCCTTTGCCCATCGCCGCAGCAGTGTTGCCGTAGGAACGCAGCGCACGCTCGGACGGGTCCAGGCCGAGGTTACGCATCTTGATGAAGGCTTCGGTCGCTTCCTGCACGCTGTACGGCGTCGTGGACGCGAATGACTGCAATGCCTTGAACGCCACCGCGGCGTTCGCTGTGGATCCGGTCGCGGTGATGAGGGAGGCATTCAGCTTGTCGAACTCGCGTTGGGCGTCGACGACCTGGTGCACGAGCGCCGCGAACGAAATGCCCGCGGCCATGCCGATCAGCGCACCTCTGGCCATCTTCGCCATCTCGGCGATGCCGTTCACGGCACCACCGACCACGCGGCGGGCGTCATCCATATCGCGCTGCAGGCGCGCGATGTCAGCGCGTAAGCGGATTTCCATGTCGCCGATGATCATGCGGTTCTCCAATAAAAACGGGCACCGCTTTGGGTGCCCTTCAGGCTTTCTTGTGCATTGCCTCGATGGCGACGGCATCGAAGGCGTCGATCACTTCCAGCTCCCAGGACGTGAACTTCACGCAGTACAGCGTCTGGTACGCCAGAATGTCCTGCGGCGTGATCGGGCCCGGGCCATCCATGGTCATCGAGCGCCCGATTCGGCGGAAGGCGTCCCAGATCGGGCGCCCCACGCGCGGCCACTCGATGTTCAGCCGCGGGTCGCGCTCGCCAGTGTTTTTCGCGGCGCGCTGCAGGTGCGTACGCAACGTCGCGCCGTCACCGAGCCGCGCCGCTAGCTCGTACTCGGCGCGGCAGCACTCCGTCAGGCTTTCGCGGAGTCGGCGATAAAAAGCTCGGTCTTGTGGATGCCGCCGCGCACCTGGCCGCGCAGCCACTGCTTCGTCGGATCCGTGAGCAGCGCGCGCACGTTCGCCGGCGTGCATTCGACCGGCTGGCCGGCACGCGCGACGTTCCAGCCGAGGACCGAAGCGACCAGGTAATCGGTCTCATCTTCCATGTCTTCGAGCGGGTCGGACGACGGCATCTTGCCAGTGGCGGCGAACTCGGCACGCAGCTTGCGGGTGCGAGCGAGGTCGATGCGCTTGCGGGACTCGTGTTCAGGGCTGGCCAGCTCGATGTACGTGCTGGTCGGCTCCTTCGTTTTCGGGTTCACGAGCACGAGACGGCCGGTCGGCACATCGTCGAAGGCGTCGATATCGAGGGAGGCCACCAGTTTGTTCAGCAGGTTCGAAGGTTGGGTGTTTGCGTTCATGGTTTCTCTTTCGCGGAGAGGTTGATGTGTTGCCCGTGCCGGCCGCCGCGCCCGCGAAAGGCGACGGCGACCAGTCGGTGCCAGGGTTGCCGCGACTGCGGCGAAAATGGTTAGACGGCCGAGTCTTGGATGGCGATGGTCGTCAGGTCTTCCGGCTGGTTGGTACCGCCGTCGGTGTTCAACAGCGCTTGGAACGGGATCGTCTGGATCAGGATCTTTTCGCCGTCGTCCTTCGACGCGCCGTTGACCTTTAAACGGTTCATGGCGAACGCGACGAAGTCCGAGTTGGCGGTGCCATCCGCCGTGAATGCCAGATACGCGCTGGTCTCGGTCTCGTTGTAGAAGGCGTCGCGCATCGCTGTCGAATCGAACTTGGCGGTGATCTGGCCAGTAACAATGACGCGGCCGGTCGACGCCTGGTCAGCGACATTCGAGCCGATGCCCGGCTCACCGGACTGCGCACACGAGATCTCGATGCTCGCGCTCGTGATCGTTCCGCCGGAGGTCGAGCCAACCTTCACGACGCCGTTCACAGCAGCCATCACGCCAGTGACGGTGACGGGCGTCGGCGACGTGAAGTACTGCGCCGTGCCCGGCGTGGCGTCCTTGCCGACGAATTCGACCGCGATCGTCGCCATGCCGGTCGCCGGCAGGGTGAACGTGACCTTCGAGACTTTGCAGCCGGTGAAAACTTCGCTCGCGCCCGTTGCGCCGACGTCCGGGTGCCAGTGCTCGATCGAGAACGACTTGTCCGTATGGGCGGACTGCGGGATCATGGTCTTCTTGCCGACAACGGTCAGCGCTGCGCTCGCGATCGGACCCTCGGCCGTCAGGTTCGAACCGTTGAGCGTAACGCCGGTTGCGATGGTCCCGGTCAAAGCCGTTACCATGATGTTTTTGTTCAGGTTATTGGCGTTAAACGCTCCGGCCGTCAAGCGCACCACGTCGCCGATCTTGACGCCATCGGTCAGCCACGAGCCAGCCGCGCGCTGCAGCGTCCACGCGCCGGCCGTGCCGCCCACGGTGATCGAGGCACCCGACACGACGACGCCCGCGACGAAGTCCTTCTTCACGGCCGCGGCGATGAAATCGCCGTACGTCTTGGCCGACAGCTCGCCGCTGATCGAGCCGCCGACTTTGCGCAGACCGTGGCGGAAGTCCGCAACCTGAAAGTCAGGACGGATCTCGTTGGACTGGTAGGTGTCCTTCGTCAGATCGAGCGACGATGTGACGCGGCGCAGCGATTGCGCGCCGGCCACCGCCGGCATGACGCCGTAGTTCGCGCCTTCCGATTTATACGTTACTTGCTTATATACGCCCGAGCCAGTGCCCATGTCGCTTCCTTTTTCGAAATAAAAATGGCCCGCAAGCGGAAGCTGTGCGGGCCCGGGTTGAGATTGCAGATACTGCTAGTTTTGCTCGTGGTACGTGACCTTGAAATCGATACTCTGGAAGCTGTTGCCGGCGGCGTCCGACAGGTCCGGACCGACGGTATCGCGCACGACGCTGACGACGTCGATACCTGCGATCGCGCCGCGCTGGAAGTTGCAGGCCCGACGCACTAGGTCGATCAGCGCCTTCACGTCCGGATATGCCGCGCCCATGGCCGTCACCTGCACTCGGCTGGTCACCACCGAGTACTCGGCTTGGCCGTCGATCGCGCCAACCGGGACCGAGCTGACTTCGGTAATGCCGATTGCGGGCAGTGCAGCCCCCTCATTCACTATTCCCGCCACGATCCGATCCGCCGGCACGCGTGCCACAACGGCCGGCGCGCCGACGAGCAGTGCTCGGATGACCTTCACGCTCATGATTCCTCCGGCGCAGGCACGTTGATTCCTTCTTTCGTCAGTCGCTGCCGGATCTTGGCAGCGGTTGCAGCGATCGCGGCGGCGGCCCGCGAATCAAACGTCGGCCGCATGAATGGGTGGGAACGTGCGCCAGGGTGATCGACCTCCCGCACGGCGGTTCCGCTCACTTCCAGCGCATGACCAGGTTTCGCCTTGATCTTGTGTGCGGCGGTACCGAACTCGACCCAATGCCAATGTGGTGCCTTTTTCCCGCCGGCCTTGACCGATGCGTAAACGGTGCCGCCCCTCGACTTGGTCGTGACGCGAATGCTTGCGCGCAGGTCGCCGTCGTCCACGGGTGCCGCGTCCTGCGCGCCTTTCTTGAATTCGTTCGCGCCGGCACGCATTGCCGCGCGCATGATGTTGCGCTCGACCTTAACGGGCAACTGCTGCAGGAAGGCGTCCAGCTCGCGCCCCCCGATGATCGCTTCATCAACCATGCGAGTAGCCTTCCAGCATCCATTCGACGTTTCGGCGATCGTCCAGCATGGCCGGGCCGGCTATGATCTGCATGACTCGCTCGCCCTTCCCATGCAACGTCACGCGCATTGCAGTGGTGATCCGGTCGTCGATGCCGATCCGCAGCCGCGTGCGCGTCACCGCAGTGACAACACCGTTGGCCGTGCTCTCGCCTCGGCTGGGCAGCTGGTCCTGCACGTTCGCCCAGATGTGGTCGGCCACGACCTCCCAACCACCAGCGCCCGGGATTTCGGTGCCATAGTCCGGATCGCGCGCACTCGTGCGACGCTCGATCGTGACCTGCTCGTCTTTCCTGAACGGCGCAGTCATCCCGGCACCCAGTAGCGGTCTAGCTTTTTGCACAGGTACTGCGCGTTCGGGTTCGGGAAATAATCGTTCTCGATCATGCCGAGGATGTAGCCCTTGATCGCGGCAGGAACCGACGTCTCGTCCGGGCCATATCCGCACACGTATTGCACCTCAACGGCATTGATGCGCGCGGCCGTCGAGGGCCAGGCACGCCCCGGTGCCGGCACCACGTACCCCGGCTCACTCTTGGCGTCGACCATGTAGTCCTGTGGATCCAGCGTCTGCAGGGCGCCCGCCGGATCGTAAAACTTGACGTGCACGACGCTGACGATGGGCGGGTGAGGCAGACGAATCGCATCCGGGAACGCATCGAGAGTTACCTCCCACGTCTGCAAAATGAGCGCGCGGTGTGTTTCGTGCTCGGCCTCTTCCGTGTAGTCCTGCACCTTCTGTTGAAGCTCGGCATCGAGCGCGGTACCACTCGTGCGCGCAGACGCGCGCGCGGCAGCCATCGACACCGCCAGCGCAGCCGGCGGCACGATCAGTTGGTCAGTCATCGGTGATTCCTTTGCAATTCGGCCGGTCGAGACATATTGCTCTCGGCAGGTCGGCTTTCGTTGTAATGCTGTTGCGGGATATAGCCTCTGCCGACCGGGGCTCGCGCGTATGTCACTTGTGCGCTGTAGCGCAGCTGCGCGTCGGCGCCGGACAGGCCGAACGTGCCAACCTGCGTAAGAACGCAGCGCGCGGCGCGCATTATGACGCTGCCGCTGGCCACTGCAAACATGCCTGTAGATGTCGACATTCGACGACCGACCAGCACCGGCGCGGCAGCGCCCGACCATGCAAAAGGGCACGACGCGGCGCCAAGCCGTCGGCGCGCGAGCACATTAGCCGCACCGGCCGTCAAAGCGAATGCTCCAGCGACCGCCATCAGCGTATAGGTCGGCCCGCCCGAACCTTGCGCCGGCGTGTATGTCATCTGAACGGCGCCCGGTGACAGAGCGAATGCACCTGACTGCAACGTCAAACGGCGCACGGTGATCATCGGTACCGCGGCGCCCAACAGCCCGAACGTGCCGACGTTCGCCGCCAACTTGCGAGCCGCAAGGATCGGAGCCGACGAACCATTCATCGCGAAAGCGCCGGCACCGGCCGTCAGTCGACGCCACGCAACCAGATTCGCGGGTGACCAACTTGATGTCAGCGCACCAGCTGCCGCAACCAAGCGGCGAGCCGCCGACAGCGCCACTTGGGAAGCCGACATCTGGAAGGTGCCCACAGCGGCCTGGAGCACGTATGCGGCGAATGCTGTAGGCGACATCCACATACGTCGACGTCGAGCCGCGAACAGCTGCCACGGGTTGTCCGCCAGCGCCTGCATCTCCGAATCGGCCAGCGTGCGCCGCCAAACTACGACGAGCATCAGTGCACCGGTGCCCCATTGCTGGGCATTGGTGGCACGCGCACCGACGCAAATTGGTATCCCAATCCCTGGCGTCTTCATGGAAGACGGAGCGCCGACAGTGATAACCCCGTTCTGGAAGCAAGCGGTACGGGTTGGGCTTGCAGTCGCCCCCATGGTGAAGCCGCGAGACATCTCTGCTACCGTCAATGCTACCGGTGATGTGACCTGACCGGTCAGGGCGGTCATCGAGGCATTGAACGGGAGGAATTCAACCTTGCCCGCGTTCAGCCTGAATTGCCAATAACGCTCCGAACTGTTGTCCATGTCGAGTGCGCTCTGGGTGGCACTCGTGGACGTGCACGTTCCGAAGGCGAAAAGACTGTAGTTCGGAGAATCGATGGCGCCTTTCGCGGCCAACGTGTACATCGGGGTCGTCCCTATCGGGCGCCCGCCAGTTCCCTGCACCGTATTGGCTTGAACGCCGGCTGTGTAGACAACATTATTTTGGGTAACGGGAAAACCAGATCCGTCAGTAGCTGACACAAACCCATACGCCTGATCCGCATGCATCAGGCATACCGTCATGTCTCGCGTGAGCGGGTTGGACCAGTCGATCGCCAACGCCTCGCCAGGCTGCGGCTGCGTCCTCCGTACAAGCCTGGATACGAGCGCGCCCATCAGGTGTACTGCGCCGCTGCGCCCATGGCTTTGAGCACCGCGCCGGTCGCTATCGTCTGGCCCGAGCGATTCAAGATGTACACGTTGTACAGCGTCGGAAACAGGTCGACCGGCAGCGAGGAGAACAGTGCATTCGTGCTTGCCGTCGGTACCTTGGACGCGACAAACGAGCCCGCGCGCATCGTGTACGGGATGTACGAAGCGCCGGCCGTGAGGTCCACGTCGGGCGAACTCGCGCCGTCGATGACCGGCACGAGGTACAGGTCGGCGATGGTAGTGCCGGCGGCGATGCCGGTGATCGTTGCCCACTGCGCGGTGAGTGAGAACAGCGCGATGAACAAGTCTGCGAGGGCGCCCCCGGCGCGCGCGTCGAGCTGGCCGACGAGCACAGCGGAGCCTGTAGCGAACGCCGCCCCGGTCGTGCCGATTGTCACCAGTGATGCTGCTTCTTTCGAGAGGATGTTCCCGGCCATTATTCGTTACTCCATGCGTCTACGATGTCACGCGCGGTCGGCGCGGAGATGCCGAGAACGTCGGCACGGCTGGCCGGCACCTGCGCCAGTTCATACAGGTCGGCGACCTCCGCTTCGGTCGCGATACCGCAGGCGACCCAACCGGCAAGCATCGCTTCCAGGCGCGGGTCCTCAAGGTGGATCGGATCGCCGCACGCGAACGAATCGCGAATGACCAGGCACGATGCGCGGCACGGGCTGTTCACGTCGTTGCTGGCGTCCACGATGCGGGCATACGGACCGGCAGCGGCCCACGCCTTCGCGGTGGTCGAGCGCAACGGGCCAGTCGTCGTCGTCACTAGCTCCGTGAGCAAGTCGACGACGCGCACCGGATCGTCCGGCAGGTGCGCAGCGTAGCCGCGACCTTCCGGATCCTGCGTCAGTTCAGCGCGCAGGATTGCTTGCTGTGCAGGCGTCATGATCAGGTCAAGGTAAAAGCGCCGGCCGCCTGATCGAGATCGATCAGGATGCTTTCACCGTCGTTCAGTGTGATCGACGAGCCGTAATCGTAGAATCCGATCAGGTCGCCGTTTGCGGCGGTCGCGTTCGCCAGTACGGCGTAGCGGAACGGCCCAACCGCGCCGCCTGCTGCAGTCAGCGTCAGGTCGGCCAATACCTGCTTGTACACGCCACCGGACTGCGCAGCCGACGTCGTGGTCACGTTGCGCGACGAGCAGTTTGTATAGCTGATCTGCGCAATGTCGGCGGTGACAGCCGACCCAGCCGCCGTAGGCGCGGTGTTCGTCAGCAGGATTACCAGCTGGTCAGTCGCGAGGTTGTGCTTCTTCTTCGCGAGCGCCTCGACGAACGCGTAGACTTTCTGGAATGCGGCCATCGGCTGCCTTTCAATGTTCGGTCAGGGGAGCGCCCGGGCTTCCCGGGCGCACAGTTACTGCTCGTCCGCCAACGACTGGGCGTAGGCCACAGCCTTCGGATCAGCGTCGACCGTGCCGGCCAGCGCTTTCGCGTCAGCAGGATCGATCTCGACGATGTCGTTGCATTTTCCGAGCGCGCACGCCACCAGGACGCGCACCTTCACTTTTTTGGCTTCAGCCATGTTCTATCTCCGGTTATGGCGGCCAGCGCGATGCCAGCCGCCGAGTGTGATTACGACGCGCTGTTCTGGTAGTACTTGATCGCGCCGCCGATATCAACCAGGTTGGCGCCCATACGCGAGAACGCGACGAAGCCGACTTGGCCCTTGAGGGTGAAGGCGCTGTCGGTCATGCGGAACAGCGTGGTGTCCATCACGTCGCGGATCAGGTACTTCGAGAAGTCGCCAAACAGGATCGACTTGGCGTTCGCCGCCATGGTCGGCATGTGCTGGTTGATGACGATCTCTCGGCCGAGCAAACGGTCGGGCGCGCCACCCGGGTTGCCTTGCTCGTAACCGGGTACGAAGATCGGACGGCCATTGCTGTCCTTCAGCTTGCGCAGGATGCGCAGCGTGTCGTCGTGCATCATCCAGCGGCCGGACGGACGATAGAACGGGTCGACGGAATGCTCCAAGTCGACCAGGTCGTCGTAGGTGACCGTGACGGTCTGACCGGTGCCGCCGACCTTGCCGGCCGCAGCAGCGGCCACGATGCCGCGCGGCTGGCCAGAGCCGGTGCCGACAGTGTGGTGGCGGTTGTGGATGCGGCCCTTGCGCAGCTGCAGCAGGTTCGAGATGTAGCCTTCCACGTTGAACATCGAGTCCTGCAGCAGCTCGAACGGCAGGGCGATCGACTTCGACGAATACTTGTAGACGTCGAGCGATGCTTGGCCGAAAGGCGTGTCCAGTCCGGTGACCGAAGCGTTCTGGCCGACGATCTCGCCTTCTTCTGCAGTCGAGTCGGCGGTCGGGAACAGCATCTGCGCACCGGTCGAGGTTTGGATACCAGTGGCGACGCTGCGAACCGCGTAGGCTGCCTTCATCGCCTGGATCAGGGTCTTGCTGAACTCGGTGGCGACGGTATACCCGCCCTCGGAGCCGGTGGTGGTCGACATCGCGGCGCGAATGTCCGGATTGACGCGGGCGTGCATCGCCGCGCGCTGCTCCGCACTCAGGGCGGAGAGGCCGCCGGTCAGCATCGCACGCAGCGCCGCGCCTTCATCGGTCTGGGCGCCGCCCGGGCGCGTCGCGGCCGCCAGCGCTGCGGCATGCTGCGCTTCCGGGCTTTCGCCGGCGAGCTGGGCCACGCGCTGCTCACGCGCGATCTCGGCGTCGACGGCCTCGACTTCGGCCAGGATGGTGTCCAGCTGGGCAGCCTCGGCGGCCGGCATGCGCTGGTCGGCCGGGTATTTGTTGTTCAGGTCGTGGGCCTTCTTGGCCGCGGCGTCGCGCTGGGCGCGCAGTTGTGCGAGCTTGCTCATTTGGGAAATGCCTTTCGGTGGTTGGTCCGCTCTCGCGGCCGGGATTGGGCGTAAAAAAAGCCGCTCGAAAGCGGCTGGTTTAGTGGCGCGAGAGCGTCAGCTAATTGGACGGCATGCCAGCATGCGGATACGCTGCTGCTGGCGTGCACGGTGTTCTTCGGTGGCTGCCGGGTCGACGTGCTCGGGTTCGAGCGCGGCAGGCTTCGGTGCGCGCGCATACGCGCTCATGTCCCACGACGCCTCGGCCTTCTTGCCGACAGCAACGCGGTCGACCAAGCCGGCCGCGACCGCCTCCTCGGCGGTGTACCAGGTCTCGGCGTCCATGGCGGCGCGGACGTCGGCGACGGCCATACCGCTTTTCTTGGCGTACTGCGCGGCTAGCGAGCCATCGATCTTCGACAACAGGGTGGCAGTCGCTGTCAGGTCGTTCGCGTTGCCCATCGCCCAAGTCCAGGCGTTATGGATCATGTAAAAGCCGCCGTCCGAAATCTCGACCTCATCAGCCGCGGTGGCGATGACCGTTGCCGCGCTGGCCGCATAGCCGTCGATGTGCGCGATCACCTTGGCGCCGGTGTCGCGGATTGCCTGGCAGATCGTTTGCGCGGCGAACACGTCGCCGCCGGGGCTGTTGATGCGCAGGTGGATGGTGCCACCCTTGACGTCACGGATGGCGGGCACCAGGGTCTCAGCGGCCACGCCGCCCCACCAGTATGCGGTGTCCTCATCGGCCACAATCGCGTCGTAGATGTAGATCGTCGTCTCGTCGGCTGCGGCGACGATCTTCGACTGCGGCAGCCGTTCAGGCCGCTTCTTGTTGCTGGCCAGCAGTTTGGTCAGGCTCTTGGACATTCTCAACTCCGTTCGTTTTCAGTTTCGGGTTCGGCGGCATGTTCTCGAGTCGGCGAATTTCGTCGGCGTCCATGAACGGCATCTCGCCGGCGCGGCCCAGCGCGATCCGATAGGCCTCATAGCGGGACTTGACGTCAGTTCGCTCCAGCGCCGCAGTGATGTGCTCAACGAAATACTTTTGCCGGATTGGCCAAAGCTTGCTGTTTAACTCCTGGGCAATCGGGGTGAGGTGCCGCTGCAGCGTGTAGGTCTTGAACCCGATACCCTGCTGAGCAACGCCGGTGCCCCAGTTCGACACCGCGCCTCCATGGCCGACCATCGTGGGCGGCACACCAAAGATCCGGCAAATCTCCTCCACCGTGAACAGGCGCGTCGCCAAGATCTCGGCGTCCTTCGAATTCACACTAAGTTGGGCCGGCTCCAGGCCACCGCCGAGGATGAGTGGACCGCGTCCACCGTTCTGCACGCGCGCCAACAGCGACGCCTTCAGCTGCTCCAACTGCTCCTTGTCTAGCTTCGAGGCCGTTTTCAGCGCATAGTCGAAATTGGCGCCACCGGAGAAGAACTTGCCGACGTGCTGTTGCGCTGCCAGCGCGGTACCGATAGCCTCCAGAGCTGCGTAAGTGAGTGGGCTGGGACTGGTCAGCCCGTCGAATCCAAGGCTTGGCAGGTGGATAATGTCGGCCCGGTCCAGCACGTACGACGGCTTGTCACCCGGGCGGATACGGTATCGCACCACGTCGCCATCCTTGAAAGGCATCACGGTGTGGCGCGGGAGTGGTTTCCAGCCAATCACGCGGTTGCTGTAGAAGCTTGGGCGGATCCACTCGCCGAAGCCGTCGCCATGCGAGAGTTTCGACAGAACGAGAGCCTCCCACGCCGCCGCCGCCGTCCAGCCATCGCTGGCTTTCTCGTTCAGCATCCACCAGTACTCGTGATCGGCCGAGTCGCGCTCATTGCCCTTGCGCTCGTAGATTCCGAGCGGTAACGTGGCGATTGCGCCCGCGACCAGGGACATGCAGGCATAGGCAGCGGAGACACGCATCGCCGTCTCCGCTGTCACTGCGGCCCCAGATGAAGAACGGTGGGCAGCACCCAGCAGGTTCGCCAGCTCGCTCATCGTCAGGCTGCCATGCGAATTCTCGCCCAGCGCTACGATGCCCGCGCGCTCGGAAGCCCCGTCACGACCGGCCAGCCAAGTACCCAGCACGCGCGAGTCATGCCGCTGGGCCTCCAGGTTCAGTAGTGTTCCGGTCATCACATGTCCAATACGTAAATTTTAGGGCCAGCTGCAGCCGCAGCAACAGGGTTGAGGGCCATCAGCTGCACGGCATCGAACATGGCCATCAGCGGGTCGATCTTCGCAGTGCCGCTGACCTGCTTGTTGATGCCGACGGCGTTGCCACTTTGCTGGGTGCGAGCGTTCCCGACGCACCACGCCATGAGCGGGCGTCCGCCGTGAAGAAGCTCACCGCCGGCTACCGCGCGCTCGGCGTCCTTGATAGCAGCGTTCAAACGCCAGCCCTGTGAGATTGCGACGATGTCGCTCTCTGGCTCGGCCGAGAATTCCCGCTGGACCAATTCCTTTACGATCGCGCCGATGCCGGCGCCGTCAACGCCGACGCCGTGCTTCTCGGGCAAGCGGCCAGCGTCGCGGACACGACAGACCACGTCGGCAACGGCTTTTACGTCCGGGCCCGGCTTTTCTACGATGGTCAGGTCGCCTTCCTTCTGGAAGTCGAGTAGCCTTGGCGCGATCTCCTTCCGGCGTTCGAGCACGATCTTGTGCGCCCAGGCGTGACACCACAGCAGCCACCTACCAGTGCCGCGCTCTCGGCCCAGAACCGCTACCCCCAGCAGGTCGTCCAGGCCGCCGCCGTCAATGCCGACCACCGCCACCTCGCAGCGGGCCAGCAGACTGTCCAAGGTAATGGACCTGTCGGCCGCAGCTTCCCAGAAGTCGGCACCGGCCCAGCGGTCAGAACGCAGGTTCAAGCCGATTTCGACGTTGGCGTGCTTGGCCATGAAGCCACGGAATGATTCGGGACCGGCCTGCTGTGCAATCTTGAATTCGCGCTCTAAAAACGACTGGTCGACGGAGAACCCGATATTCGGGTTCACCATCGCCATGTTTTCCAGCAGCAGGCATTCACCCGACACCACCATTTCTGGCGGGTGCTCAAAGATGATCGGGACGAAGGACGGATCGACGATCTCACCGTCGCGGACCTTGCGTGCGTAGTCGAGCTTTTTCTTGAAAACCCCGGCTGGCGGCTCGTCGGATTGCGTCGTCAGCCAGATAACGAAGCCTTCTGGACGAGACGCGCGGCCGCCCAGCGCCTCCCGGAACATGTTCTCGGCGCTCGCGATCTTGCCAAACAGGTGTAACTCGTCTACCAACGTGCCGACGGACTTCTTGCCACCAACGGTGTTCTCGTCTGCCGCTAGCACCTTGAGTGTGGCATTGCTCTCGCGGTGCGTGATCGTCTTGACGTGCGACTGGACGTGCATCAGGGCGTCCAAATCTTCGTCCTTCTGCACCATGTCGCGCGCGGGCGAGTACGCGTTGTTGGCGACCTCGACCGTAGGGGCCAGCACCGAGAACTCCGCCGACTGGCGCCAGTTGAGGATCAGGGCCGTCATCATGATCCCGGCGGCGACCGTCGACTTCGAATTCTTCTTCGGCAGCAGCACGAAGAATTCGACAATCAGGCGCCGGCCGGTGTCGGCATCGTAGGCGCCGAAGATGCAGCGCACCAAGTCGAACACCCACTCCGCACAGGACTCGCCGAACGTCGGGCTGCCTGGCGCGTCGACGATCTTGAGCTGCCTGAAGATCGCGAGCGCCTGCTCTGCCTGGTCGGGGAAGATCGGCGGCGGGATGATCGTGTCGCCCGCGCGAAGCCGCGCCGCCCAGTCTGGGCAGGCTGTTGTCCAATCGACCATTTAAACCTTCTTTCCACCGGCAGCAGCCAGGCGCGGGGGCGCAGCCGGGGCGAACTTGCCGGCGCCGGCCTTTTTGGCCTTCTCTGCGTCACCTTCCTTTTTTCCGCCGTCGCCTTTCTTGGTGTGCGTGTACTGGACCGCAGCGATCGCTGCGCGGATCTGCCCCGCGCTGGCATCTATCTGGCCGAGCGCGATCTTCTGCAACAAGGTCAGCATGTCGCAGGGCTCGATCTCGACCGGGACGGCCCTCTTACGCTTCAACGCCCCGCCGCGGGCCTGCGGCTCCAACTTCGTTTCGACGGCCGCATTTGCTGATTTCTCGGCCGCTACCTTGGGCTTGCGCCCAGCGCCGGGGCGTGCGCCGCCAGAGTTGGGGCGCGGCCCTCCGCTCTTGCCTCGTACGCCAGCCATTTGCTGATTTCCTAAATCAAAAAAGGGACTTTTTTCCGCGAATGGGAGGGAGCGTGGTGTCCTGTCGCGGACCTCCCAGACTTTTGCCCCCCCCGGGGTGTACAGCGCTGGCGCGGCGCTACGCCACCCCGCGCTGGGCCGCGAGCAGCCGCATCAGATCGACCACGGCCGCGCGGTCGTACGCACTGTTGGCGCGCTGACGCGCCTCGATCTTGCTCTTGGCGTCATGGCACGTCCCGCATAGCACGCGCTTGTTCTCGTCGTCGTCCGTGCCTCCGGCCCACAGCGGAACATCGTGATCGACATCCTTGCCGAGGCGTCCGCAGTTCTGGCACAGCCCACAGTCACGTTTGCGGATCCGCTCGCGATCGCGAACGCCCGCAGAGCCGCGCTTGCGTTCAACCACGTTCGGCTGAGCTGGTGCGAGCATAGCCAGTCGACTACCTGTGGTCTGCAATCGTGGCTTTAACGTGGTCAGCTTCATTACTTCCTCGAAGGCGGCAGAGCGCGCACCAGGTCGACCAGCGACTGCGACGGAAAGCCGTAGCCTTTCGCGCACAGCAGCTGCTTCGCCTCCTCGGCGTCGACCAGTCCACGGCAGATCCGGTCAAGGGCGGCGGTGTCGGCCTCCTTCGCCAGGATGGCTGGGCGGGTACCGACAACAGCGCGCACGATGCGGTCTCGGTAGATCAGGATCAGGTTCGGCATGCTTCCACCTTCACAATCATGGCGATCTGACCGAGTCGCTCACACCAAGCTTCGCCAGGAAGCAGCTGTGGCCTCATGTGCGAAACCACGGGGCGGCCGGCGATGTCTCGTACCAGGACATGGAGTTCAGCAGGACGGCGCTCGATCGCTCCATTGACTACGACGCGCAACGTCGGGACAGCCGGACCCACGGCGCTGGAGGTCACTTCCTCACCCGCATGCCGCCAACGCGGCGCAACGTGCGCATGTGCCGGACCTCTTCGCGCAGCGATTTCAGCTCCGCCAGAATCAAGGCCGGCGTCTCGTCCTGCTGCAACTCGCCGAGCGTGTACGAAGCGGAAACCGGCACGGGCACCGTATCGAGGCCGAGTGCGGCCAGCGCGCTCTGCACTGCCTTCGCTGCGGTAGCGACTCGCTCCAACATTGCCAAGGCGTCTTGCAACCCGGACGTATCAACGTCGATGCTCAGCGTCGTCGGCTCGGCGATGTTCTTCGCGGTCATGGCTACCTCTGGAAATAAAAAAGCCCGCGCGAGGCGGGCAAAAGCTCGGAGCGGTTGGCAACGACCACGAGCAGGAGACATCGGAATTCGTGCCGGTTACAGCGTCCGGCGACGTGGCGCGCCTGGAGCTGCGCTCGTCTGTTCTGGCCGGTGCCAGGTCGAGTCCTGAAATAAAAAAAACCGCCTTGGCTCAGCCTTAGGCGGTCAAATTGCGGCAGTTCGGCAATTCAATGCAAGAAAGACTTATGTCCGATCAATGTATTCCCGGATCGATTTTGTCACGGCCTTACCTAAAAGCTCATTTGCTTCGGCAAGAATCTGATTATCGGCGAATGGGAATTCGGGCGGCGGCTCGTCAATCAAAAGACATTTCAGTTGAAAGCTGTGGCCATACCATGAGATAACAAATGGAACGACAACGGTAAACTCCTGACCGTAGGCCCTGCCACCACCACCCTCCTTATGTGCAAAAGTAATTGCCAAGGCGAACGGCAACGTTGAACGATCCTCGATCTCAGGATGTTTGCGAATGAACGTGCCACCCACTAGAGTGCCGAGCTCACACACTTTCCAAGTACGGCCAACCGAATTATTAACGTACTGAACAAACGCAGAAACAAATTCCATCATCTCGCGAGCTTTCCTGGACTCGAATTCAATCCGGTCCAGAATATCCTTGCGGAGTGCAACGTAAAGTTCACCGTCCAT